TTGTGTGTCGGGGCTTGCAAATGTGCAGTTTTGTGCGTGGGCTGTTCGTTATTTCATTTTTCTTTTTCTGTCTTTAAGTAGCAAATTGTCTGTTCGTTTCGGTCTCTTACACTTGGCGGTAACTACCCGCTAAGCACACCAAAAGGCAGGATGGATTCAGTTGTAGATTTTCCTTTTAACGTACCAATTCTATATATTTGGAGTAGGTTATCTCCGTGTAAGGATTTTTTGACGTTATCTCCTGCCGTATCCCCTTCGTTCCATATTTTATGAACCAAAATTCTCTCGGCACTCTGTGAACTACCTGAACAATGGTATCTTTTGATACTATCAAGCCCTTGAAATTGTTGTCTAATATGCAACCGTTCAAAGTTATCCAAGGATCGTTGAAAGATATACATGACACGGTATCGGCTTTGCCTTCAACGTAAATTATACTGTCCTTTACTATTGTCTGTACGGGCGCGGTAGTTTGCGTAGCGGTAACAGAAGCGGATTGTAGGCGGTTTAGTTTTATGTTGAGCGATTTTATTTGCGCCACAAGATCCGTCTCATATTCCTGCATCTCTTTTTTTGTGAGTTCCAATCTCGCTATGGATGCCGTGGATAAACTGTCCCTGTTGCGGTAATATTTTACGTCAGATAACAATGATGATTGGTTCTCCGTTAACCTGTCTCGTTCCTGTACGGAAGATTTAAGCGCCAATGCCAATATCACGGATATCGCCATTAACACCAAGATGGTTATATAAAGGTATTTTTTCATTTAGCTCTGCTTTTTTTAAGCGTTTCTTCTATCCTATTCGCGAACCATTGAGCCAAATAAGCGTATGGTTCTCCTATTCTAAACTCATCGTGCAATATGCCCAATTTTTCGCAAAAATAATCCGTGGCGTGGCTTGATTCGTGCGTTATCAATCCGGCGTTCATTTCTTTCGGATAATTTACTATCACCATCATTCCCATCCATCCGTTTCCTTTTTTGCACACGGAAGTAGTTGTGGCTATCGTAAAAGCATCTGGCATCACTTCTTCCATAAAATCTACCCGTTCCATGTTTTCCGTAACAGAATCGAACGAAGCCCTCAATTCTTTTAATGTAGGTTTTATGGCTACCCAAAACCTCATGGGATATATCTGTGGGTTATATTCGTTTATCATCTTTCGGGTTTAACTTGTTTTCTATGATCTTAAAGAACAGTTCATGTAAGGATGTTCCGAGGGTATAAGTGAACAATATCTCGCTCCATCCGACTTTGGCCAAAAATATGTAAGGGATGGCGATTATTGTCGCCAATCCCAAAACTATGTAAACAGTTTTGATGTTCTTAGATTTAAGCCAAGTTCCGGCATATTTCTTGGCGGTATAAGCCAACAACATGAAGGTGAACAGGTACGGCACATTCACATATCCGTTTATAGCGTCCCAAAGTTGTTCCATAATAATCATCCTTTAAACATTTGTATCTTATCGTTGCTTCCGTTGCACACGTCTATATGAACCCTTTCTATTCCATCCGCGGCCTCCATGCGTATCGGAACAGGAATCTCGTTCTGATGCAAAATTAACCATTTTCTTACACTTTCGCAAGTCATTCCCTTCACATTAAAATCTATTGCTTGGAACCTTATGTGCGCAGAATTGTATGTTTTATCTTTTTTTGTCTGATCCTTAACGAGTTGGCATATATTGCACCTCAACCCACGTTGCGTCAATCCTTTTTCCGGCCAATTAACGTAAACTTCCGTGTTTATTTCTTTTCTGAACCATTCCAAAAACTTGCGTAATCTTGGATCCATCCAATTCCATGCCGTCTCGCCCCAAACTTTGTAAACATGGGAGCAAACCAATTCTTCGATGCTAAAATTTTCCATTAACTTTTTTTATGAGTTGTTTTTTTCCACCGAAAACTTCAATGATGCTAAAATTTTCCATTTACTTTTTTTCTGAGTTGTTTTTGTCCGCCGAAAGCTTCAATTTCGTGCGGTTGTTTTGGGTTGTAAGGTGGATAATATTCCCTGTTCTCGAATACCAATGTATATTTGTCTTTAATCCTTAACCTCCCCTCTTGGTATTGTTTTATATGGATACATTCGTGGCATATAACGTCTTTTTTTGTGGATATGGAAGCCGATGGCAATATGTATAATCTATATGAATCCGGCATTACAAGTTTTTCGGAGATTCCATAAAACACATAATCATCATTTTTCATATCCACGGCATCTACCAAATATACCGTTATATTGTCAACTCCCAATATCTCCAAAGATAATGATGTCCACTTTTGGGCATCAAACCTTTTTTGTTTTTCTTTTCGTAAGTCTACAATAGTGTTCATGTTACGTTAGTTTTAAGAATCCGCTTCCATCCACGCTCAATGTTCCTCTCGATGACCCTATCTTTCCGTTGAACGACAGGGCAAGGTCGGCACTGTCACCGTAAATCTTGAACACGTTCTTTGCGTCCTTTGACACACAAAAACCGTCGTTTGCTATGATCATTTGTTTATTTACCTCGGCGAACTCCGTCTTGCAGTTGCTGAACGATGCTGTTGCCGATGGCGTACCGCCCTCGGAATAGGAAACCCTCGTCAATCTGAGCGACACCGCCCAACCCGCTGTGGCGGCGAAATCGAGTACGGATCGCGGTATGGTGATTGTTCTGTTGACGACAGCCCCAGCAGGGTTCAATCCCGTCATATAAACGGTATTGCCTATCTGTGTTGCCACACCGTTCACCACCACATAAAACATGAAGTCCTCACCGAAGTATGTATATCCGGGGCCATAGGATACGGAAATAGGTATCGTACCACCTGTAATAAACCTATTGTAGGTGGCCGTCTTAGTCAATGTGCTTGATACCAATGTATTGTTACCTATACTTACGGGATTTAGCGCCGCTGTTCTATGCAACGTCACCGTTTCGAGGCTCGCGACCGTTTCAGCTATAGTTTTTGTCGTTAGGGTGACGATAAATTCTCCATTGTTTATCTTTACCGTATCTTCGTCCACAACTTCCAAGCATCCTATATTTGAACCATCTCCCGCTTTTGTCAAAAGAACGGGTATTTTGGCTCCCCCTTCCGAAGCTGTTACAGCCTCGGCATAAGTAGCGCCGCCCCACAATGTTATATCTTCATCCACCCCTGATATTCCCGCTGTGATCGTTCCAAGAGCGTTTCTGATGGCTATAAGGTTTGAGAGTATCAATCCACCGTCTATCTCGGTTGTTCCCTGTAACGCCGTTGTAAGGTTGTTCAGGCACGGTTTCCACGGAGTAGAGAACGGGCCGTATTGGAGCATGATATTTTCTATGGTGATGGTTTTTCCTGCAGTAGCACCGAAAACTCCCGCATACACATTTAATACAAAATTACCAGAAGGCACTCTGAATGTAGCAGTCCAACTTGAACCAACGGGAACTGTATCAACAACCAAAGGCGAATTCGTAAAACTCCAGGTACTGATATTAAATAACCTTACTGAATAAACAGAGCCTGATGAAAGCGTTGATCCATTAATCGTAATCGTGTATAAACCTTTTAATAACAATATTTGTGCGGAGGGAAAAGAAGAATGATAGGATTTTATTGCGAGGGGAATTGAAGCATAATTATCAGCACCTCCCGCCGTTAAACTCCTACTCACGCTATTCTCCAACAAATTCTCCTTGTTCGTCACGTCCTCCAAAGCGGTCTGTTTGAAGGTAGTGTTTTGGTCGATGTAAACAGTTCCTTCTTGAAGCATTACCCATTCAAGATAACAGGTAGTATTTCCACTACTGGAAGGGAAATTATATGCCCCGACATAAAATGTGCCGGAAGATATTGGCGTTATAGTTACCGATTTTGTCGTTATACTCGTTTCGGTTATTGATATATATGATTCTTGCGTCCATCCAGATTTGTAAATATATACCCTAAGATATGATGTCCCGCTTATTTTGTTTCCTCTTGCCGTGAGGGTATATGTCTTGCCTGCTTCTAACGATAACGCAGCTGAAGTATCAAAGTTATATTGTGAGACTTCACTTGTCACAGCCCTCCATCCATTCGGTATCAAATTCGGATTCCCCACCAAAGCCGAGGCGATGGCGGTACTCTGCGCCTCGTCCGCCAAGTCTTTAGCGGCTTCCGCTATGTCGTCCAGAACATCTTGTCTGGCCGCGTAATATCCAGCGAAATTGCTCCTGAACGTGGTTCCTGTTATGTTCGACGTAACGGCCAAGTCCGCCAATAAAGGAGTTATGTAAGAACTTAACGTAGTGTAAGCGGTTCCATAAGCGGTCTTTGAAACACCGTAATAATCCGCTTGAGCGTCTATCTTGCTCTTCTCCGCCACAATAACATCCCATTCGAGCTTCGTAGCCTGTTTTTCCGATGGAGTTAACTTACTGTCGCTCGCAATATCTGACAATAGGGAATTGGCTGTATTAGCTGATGTTTGGGCGTTGTTGGCGGCTGTTTGCGCGGCCAAAGCCGTAGTATCGTCTGTATATTTTGAAGCCAAAACCCAATCCCCCGCTACATAAGCCCCACTCGCTCTGGCCGTGGTGCAGACCTTTAAGTCTCCGGCGCTTAACCCGCTCCATAAATCTCCCACATCATAAGGCGTTGTAGGTGTGGCAGTAAACACTCTTTTTTTGCCGTCAGCCGTATCCTGTGCCGCTGCCGCCGCCACTAAAGCCTGTTGCGTCGCGGTGTCAGCTATAACTCCCCATGAATAAACTCCCGCTACTTTTTGGAACCTCCAGCATCCTCCCGTAAGCGTGTTGGTGAACGTGTCGTTTAAATGCTGGTCTTTTAAGGCATCGGTTGTCCATTCGGTAACAGGATAATTTAATAATGTGGGATCATATTCCTGGAACCAAGCTATTATTTGTCCATCTATCTGATCCTGTAAACGTCCAAGGGTAGTTTCCACATCGCTCCACTCCGAAAGATTTGAAAGCCCCGAACTTCCCGATCCTATCGTTACTTCTCCCTTTATATATACTTTTTTGGCCGTGTCGCCTATTTTCTGTTGGAACGTGACAAAAGTGGCGTCTGGATCGTCTATATCCCTGTCACCAAAATAAGATTCGCCATAGGTATAATTATAAGCCTCTCCCGTGCTTGGATTTACGCCGTATCCCACGAAGTTTTTGTCCGTAAGGCTGAAACCCGAAATACCGGCGTATTGAACGACGGAACCACCATTTAGTTGGTCTATTATCAAACATGATTGTCTGGCCGCGTTGGTTCTGTGTCCCATCTGTACTACCGTATCTCCCGCTGTCGGCATACCGGCGCCATCGGAATCCGTTTTATCAATCTCTATATAATCCACGCCAACAGCCGTTACCAACGACCAATAATATTTTATCGCCGATCCCGTGTTTGGATCATATCTTTGACAAAAGGCTTGGTCATTTACCGTGAATTGATTGGGTCTTGTTCCGTTCTTGGTGTCGAAATAGAGCCTGAACGACGTTGTTTCGTCCGTAACCGCCGTTACCTCTATTCCGGCCGCCGAATAAACCTTTTTACCTCCCAAAAACTCCGCTTGGTTGATGATAAGCTCGTTAACTCTCATCTCTTTTCTGGCCACGAATTTATCCGCTTCCACTACCGTGGCTCCATTGGCGTCCCTATATAGTCCCATACCGGTTCCCCCAAAATCTCCTCGAACGAAATCATCGGATACCACGCTTTTTTCTATCGTAACGCCCTCTTTGAACGTGGTTGCCGAATAAGAAGTATCGGCCACACCGTCTTTTCTCAAGAATGTTCCGTTCAGGGATTTGGCGATGTCCTCTATTTTTAAGTATTTTGCCGAAGCATTGGAATTTATTTGGTTTATCTGCCCCTGTAACAAAGATATGGGATTGTTGTTCACCGTTACCGCGTCGGATATTGTGAGTTCCCATTCCGGTAACATGGATGAAGCCGTATAATTTAAAACCAAAGAGGTAATGTGTTGCGTGATATACGTTGCGCCTATCAACCTCACATCTTTTAGTCTCACCAAGTTTCCAGCCCTTAAAAGCTCAACATCCGCGAACGAATCCATGAATATTTTTGAAGGCGTGATGGAATATGTCGGAAATTCGCCGTCAACCAATGAAAGTTCATCTTCTATCCATTCTTGCACCCTTTCTTCCGCCGCGTAAACATATGGATCATACGGCATATTTATGTTTATAAAAAAGAAATGGTCGCCTTCAACCGAGTTTTGGGAAATATTCGGCAACTGTTTTTTGGACGCTTCGAGTTCAGCGTCAGATTTTATCAATGTCAATCTCCATTCAGAATCCACCCCTCCGCTACTTTTTGAGGTATCGTAAAATATCTGCCATATCCCGTTTATCTTAGCTACTTTAAACTCGTAATCATCTCCGGCCAACATACCGTCAGACCACATAACGGTTATATCCTGAACGGTCAACAATGGATCCCATATTCTATGGACATATTCCTCGTCGGTTTCGCCCCCATCTTTGGTACTTCCCCATACGTTCTTTATCCATATATCGAACGTCTGCTTGTAGTTTCCTATGGCCGTTTCCGTACCGTAATCGTATATCTTTACGTTGCCCAATGACGTTACCGTGGAAATATCGTAATATACTGTTGTATCACCACCACCTCTCGCTGGCTCGTCTACAGTAGTGTCATTATCTATTGTGGTCGTTATTTTAAGGTAATATTCGTCGGCCGTGACATTAGAGAACGAACTCTCTCCCGACATGGCCGCTGAAACAGAATAACTGTCCACCAAAGAATCGTCCGAGGCTTTGTGCAGGCTTACCACCACGCCAACAGTAAATCCATAAGAGGGATCTATCTCGTAACTTCCCCATCCCTGGTCTATGGTATTGGCCGCCACGGAAAATTTAAAGTCTATTTTGTTGTCGGCCTCAAGCACAAAAAACGTGTCCGACACCTTAGAAACGGTATCATTATCGTTGTAATTTACGGATAAGTTGGCCGAAATAGAGGGGATATCCTCCGTACTGTCGCCATCAATGGTATAATACGAACTATCTTCCTCATAAACATCGTTGGTGACTTCTTCAACGGCTATCACGGCGTCAAGTTCGCCCAATACCCCATCGGTAGCTCCTTGTAACGTGGGGTAAATATCTTCGTTTGGCTCCAATACTCCGCATCTAACGCCATATATGGAAGCGTTATCGGATAAAAGATAATCCGTTGGATTTATGGCGCTGGCACTATCTTCATCATCATAACCCTGATACCATGCGTCGGTTTGTCCCGCCAATCTCTCCCCTTCGGCCTCTGATTGGTTCCATCCCTTCATATAATCCCTGTACATTTTCGGCATGAGGTTGGGAAAATATACAAACTTCAAAAGATCGTTCCTATCGGGATCTGCTATGGGAAATTCCGTTGTAGCGTCCTTAAAATAATTTGATGGCACGTTCCTTGACGAACCTTTACCGGACATACGGGTATAAATATCGTTGAGAGGATTGTTGCGGGTAACGCTCACCAAACCCTTGTCCGTACCGGAAGATTTACCGTACTCGAATATGTGCGTTATCTCTTCGGGTGCGTAGGCTACTTTTATCTTCATTACGCCCGTTTCTTCGGCGATATACCATCTTACCCCGAAAATGTCGTAAACTTGGGCCAATAAATCCCAAAGATAAGTATAGTTACAGGTAACAAGAACCGTCGTATCCGGGGTATAAGACGGGTTTATCTCCATCTCCCATCTACTGCCGAACCAATACGCCAAATTAAGGTTAAACCTGTCCTTGAACTGTTCCAAGTCGCCATAGAACGAGAAATCCGTTGATTGCGGAACCAATGCCGTCTCGCCTATCGGCATCTCGGCGAAATCGGACATCATATACCTCTTAAGGTTCTCCCTTTCGGATTTGAACGTGAGCGAATAAGTATAATATAGGGAAGACGTGTCCTTAACTGCGGGAGGTTTTAACGTCGCCAAATAAAAGTTCTCGCCCTTGAACGTGACGTACCACGTAAGGGCGAAACTTGGATCGGTAGCGGCCTGAAATTTAACGTCACAGGTTATGGTGGCGTCGCCCATATCTAATTCAGTAAACGTAAAATCAGATACGGTAGCGACTACCGTACCAAGGCTATTCTTTATTTGTAATGCCATTTTTATCCTTCTTTATGCCTATTCCTGTTTTATCTTTAATAGTGCCGTTTATCATTTCGGATATTTTCGGGAATATAGACCATTTTGTTATATGGTATCCGTTTTCCGCTATCGAGAACAACAAAACTCCGGAAATGAACCATCCAATAATCTTATATGTGCAAACCACGTTCTGATCGAACACGCTGTCCCACATATACGCGCCCAAAATTATGACTATCGACAACAACATCCTAGGAATGGTATGTTCCCAGATAATTTTAACGGAAAACTTCTCATATCTCAGCTTTCTCGCCGCCCAGTAGCCGAAAAGCACGTCGAGAATAAAAAATAATATAAGTAGGTGTACAATGTCCCTGACGGGCAGAAAGTAACCCAAGATACTCGCGAAAAATCCGCACAACACCGCATAAGCGTTGTCGAACAGTTCGCTGATAGCTTTACCGTAAATTCTCAACATTTTCATTCTTTTTTTTCGTTATATATCTTGACCGTCAATGTATCTTTATAGTATCTCTATTTTTATTGTGTTGTAGATATATTTACGTTCAGCTAAACTCATAGTATAAGTATTTGATCATTCATAGCTATAATGTTTTAAAATTTCCTATTAAACTGTACTCCGAGGCGTTTGTTTTCGCCCTGTAAAAATATTCCGTTTCCGTGGTGAGTCCCGTGTGCGGGTACGTTAAATTTGCCCCCGCATATATCTCTGTCCACTCATCTTCCTCGTCTGCCCTATATTCTATCGTTACGCTCTTATATGTCAGCCCCCCCGTATCCACTCCCACGGTTATACTCGAAGATGTGGATGCCGACTTGTAAACCCTTATGGAAGGAATATCGAAATTGCACGAAGTAGGATTGTTCACGTACAACGTAAAAGTAAATCCCACCGTATCCCCCGAAGCGTCGAATCCCGTCTTAAAATCCCCCAATCTCTTGGCGTAACCTTGCACCATCTCTTTTTTGAAATAATTTCTTATCTCTACGAGTACCGGTGTAAGTACGTCTCCCGTAGCGGAAAACATCGAAGCAAAGAACGAATTTATGACACCGTTGGCGGCTCTCTTGTCTCCCGAATAAACCAAACCTATCGGATAATCGAACGGTTTTTGCGTTGTTTTCGCCAACATCTCGGGTGCGGCGGATTCGGGATATTCCTGCATCTCATAGCCCCGTGTTTCGGGATAGATTATGAACGGACTTTCCGTGAGTTCAAAACCGTAATCGGAGAGAAGGTTTTCAGTCTCTCCCGATCCGATTATAATATCTACCGCGCAATTCCTGTTCATACGACAAATTTAATATTTTTATCCTTTAAACTATCTGTGTGTTTAAAACTTTTACCGAACTCGTCCCTCGCGGAGATGTTACCGATTTTATCGTGGACGACAGGTCTTTACAAGCGTTTGCCGTTTCCGAGGTGTTTTGGTTTATCGCTATCAACTGCGACATTATGGTGTTCGTCAATGTCTGCAGATCCAATAGCGTTATCCCCGCGCCAATTTCCTGTATTCCCAATCTTTCTTCGAGTATCATCCTTATTGTCGCGACATCGTTTTTTATAGCCACGGTTTGATAGATCATGTTGTTTCCCAAAGCTCCCAAAGCCAATGCGGATTGTTCGGTGATTCCCGCTATGTCCTTGGAAATTCCGGTGAGATTTGTTTCGCCTTCTCTCGCTATGTTTATCTCTCCCATTATCTTAGTGAGGACATCGTTGAGTCCGGGGATAATGGCTTCGGCCATATCTATTATAGTGTTTAGTTCGTTCGTGGTAAACCCCCCTTTGGATACTTTCTCTATTTTGGAAAATACGGGAGCTAATGCCGTTTCCACTACTTTTGATAATACCGCTTTAGCTACCAAATTTTTTATCATATCCTGCATGGAACTCTCCAACGCTTGTCTGGTATCCTCGAATGACACGTAAGCGTTGAGCCAAGAATCGGCGAAACTCTCGGCGGCGGAAGTCAAAGATGTTCCGGCGAAATATTCTATCAAATCTTGTGAAGTATCTATGATCTGCTGCTTGTATTCGGCTATCTGTTGCTCCCATTCCGCTATTTGTTCCAAGTCCTGTTTTCTGCTCTTCCTTTGTCTTTCAAGTTTTATGAGTTCCTCTGTCTTTTTTACCTGTTTTTCAAGATTGGCGATTATATCGTCAGCGGCCTTTACTTTGTCCGATCCCAAAGCGTCTTCCATTACCCTTTTGAGTTCTTCGTAAGAATTTTTAAGACGCTCTATGGCCGCCTCTTGAGTCTCTATGGCACGGGTTATATTCCTATTCTTCGCGTTTACCGCGGCGATTATACCGCCAATCGTAGCGCCAATAGCTACCAACGCCCATAACCAAGGTATTAATGTATTAACAGTAACCCCGAATACCGTAGCTGCTATTGTTAAAGCACCAAACACCGAAGATACCGTCCCGATAGTGGTCGCCAAAAATCCGAATCCTTTGGCTATATCGGCAACATAGGCGGAAAACTCGTTGTCACCGAATATATCAGAGATGAGTCCGGCGATAGCGTTTAGTTCGGCTTCTACCGCCGACATGGTGTCTTGTAGCGATTCCAGCCCGTTTTTGACGCTGTCAGATCCCCTCAAAAATTCCGTTTGCGCTTTTATGTTGGCGTCAACGGCGTCTTTATAGGCCTTGGTGTTTTCTATCTCCTCGTTGGTGAAAGTACCTCGCAATGACTCTTTGATATGGTCTATCGTAGCCTGTGTCGACCTTATGGCGTCAATACTGGCGCGCATCTGTTTGAATCCGTCCCTTATGGCGGTAAAAGGATCGCGCTTCTCTATTTCTTCCCTTAGTTCGCGTATCTTGGCGATTATTTCTTTTACGGCCTCGGCTCCTTCATCCCCAAAAGCGGCCTTTAAATCTTCCAATTGTCCCAACATAGAAGCCAAAGAATCGAACGAAACCCTACCAAGATTATCGAAAAGATCCGCCCATTGTTCGGTGGATTGGAATTGATCCCAATTAAGAGCGTTCATCTCGGATAACTGCGCTTTGTCTATCGCGGCCACGACATCTTCTATGTTGGCGACTTCTTGTTCGTAAGCGTCCTGCCTTAGTTTGGCATATTTGTTTGTGACCCTTGTTTTTTGCGCCTCAAAATCATCATAAGATTTTACCGTCTTATATATCTCTTCCAACGCGTTTTGGTCGTAATCTATAAGTTGATCCAATGCCGAACTTAAAGCGGATTGGTATTCCTCCGGAACATTTTTTATAAATTCCCTTAATCCCACGTAATCCACTTTTCCGTCGACCTTTATTTCGGGCATATCATAATTTCCCTGCATACCGTTAAGTATGGTTTGTATTTGTTCGACAAGATCGTCCCTTAATCCTGTAAAATCGAAACCATCGAAACTTAATGTCAGATTTTTTGAAAGATCCACGTCTCCTGTCAAATCGAATATCTTATCGAAAAAATCTTGCGCCTTTTCTTTTCTTTTTATCTTATTGGATATATCGTCGAGTTTTTTGTCGAAATTTTCAGTGAGCTGGTCAAAAGCGGTATCGGCTATTTCAAGTTTTACTTCAAGTGTTTTTTTATCGTCTCCCAAAGCTTCATAACCGCGCATGATCCTTTCCAATGCCTTTATATAAAGGTCGTCGTTCACGTCTATTCCGAACAGATCCTTTACGGATGCCGAAGCGGAAGCGGAATCCATATATTTTTTGAGTTCCTTGTATTTATTGTAGGCTTCTTTTAATAGGGACAGTTCGTTGTCCAAAGCTTTGGCTCTCGCATCGGATCCATCTGTTCCCGTATTTGCGGAAGCACCAAGATACTCCATTTGTTTTTCAAGCTGATCTACGAAGGCTTGTTGTTTGTCTATTTCATCTTGAGTAACAATATCTTTATTGGCCAATTTCATCCTATCCAACTCTTCCGAATTTTCTTTATAAAGATCGGTGACTTCTTTGAGAATGTCGGCTTGTGTTGTTTCGGCGTCCGATACTTTAGGTAATGTGCTTGTAGTAAGTTTTTGTAGGTCTGCTACATATGTATTAAATGTATTTTGCCAATCGGATAAAACCGCATCAGGAGTTCCTATTTTTTTAAACGCGAAACCATAAGCTTCTTCAAATATTTCCGCGAATCCATTCCTAGCTACATCTACTATACCCTGTTCATCCAAAGATCCTTCCCATACCTTTATAATATTGTTTTTAAAATTACCGGTAGCCGAATCAATGGCCGCTTGTGACGGATTTTCCCCCAATCCCGCTATGGCATCATCTATAGCTTTTAAATTTTCTACTATATATTGGTTGTTGGCTACGGATTGTATAGCGTCACCCCAAGATCCATTAAACTCAGATATAACTATATTGGCGTTTCTCATGGCTTCCGAGAACGCTTGTAATCCACCTTTATTTAAACTGAATATAATCTTATTAAATTCTTCCGTTGTTATTGATTGATTACCCAATAAAGACTGTAAAGCTTTTACAAGATTGAACAGTTTATATTCATAATCTTCTTCACTGTTTAAAAAAACCTGCAACGCGCTCATAGCGGGAGCAGTTAAATCCCCCATAGATAGCAATGTCTTTACAGCCGATATATTTTCGTTATAATTATTGGTTAATTCTGTAACAGCATCACTTTGCGCCTTTAACGCTTTAGTATATTTTTTTGATAATTTTTCGGCGTCTATATCCAATAAGGCTTTTTCTATATTTAATTTTACCCTAGCTGTTTCAATATAATTTTCTTCGGCTCTTGTTAAAGCTTCCGTATCCGATACTTTGTCTTTTATAATTTTAGAATATTCTGCATCAATTTCGGATAATTGGCTGATAACGTCAGCCCTCTCCTCCGTAACATCAATTCCCCTTTTCTCTTGCTCGTTAAGATCCGCCAACAACATTGTATAAGATTCTATGCTCTTTTGTTTGTTGTTAAACTCTTCGGACATTTTTTTGAAAGCCCTCTCCGCCTCCCTTGAACGGTACACCAATAATCCTATCGCCGTTCCCAATGCCGCTACCGCAGCGATTATGGCTCCAACCGGACTTTTAACCAACGCCGCTGTAAGTTTCCAAAATGATTTTGTGAGAACATTGGTGGATGTCGCCAATCCTATTTGCGCTCTTGTATATATTTTTAAAGCTAATGTGGAAAGTCCGAATGTTTTTGTGTTGGCCAGTAATTGCGCCCTTTGGCCTTTTAATGTAACTATATTTCTTAGTTGAGCTATAGTTAAAGTATTTATTGTTTTGGTAGTTAATGCTACCGCTAATTTATACGCCACAAACCCAACCCCTATAGCCTGTAAAGCGTCCACAACGGTGGTTAAATTCTGCGCCACAGCGGTAGCCCCCTTACCCAACGCCAACAACGCTCCTCTGTTGTTTTCTCCGAGTTCATTGAAAGCTATCTGTATGTTGTCGGTTAAGTTGGCGTAAACACCGTACAAGGATTCGGCCTGTATCTTCTGCATATTATAAAACCTTCCCCCCGCTTCGGTCATATCGTCGAATATCTCCGAGATAAGCTCAAAAGGAACGGCCCTCTTGGATATAAGCTCGAAAACATCCGCCGTGGATACCATTTCTCCCCTCAAGGTGCTGAATTTTTCGGCCAACAACGCCACAAGTGGTATTCCCGCTTCTGTGAACTGCCTCAGCTCCTGCCCACGAAGTACCGAAGCGGCCTTAACTTGGCCATAAGCGAGAATAAGCCTATCCATGCTCACACCGAGTCCCGCCGAAATATCGGCGAGTTTGTTCATGGTCTCGAAAAGGTTTTCGTTTTCTATCCTGTACGCCGATAACTGTTTGGTATAAGTTATCAAATCCTTGGTCATAAACGGGGATTCGATGGCCTGTGCCTTGATTTTCTCGAACAGTTGGTCGGCGAACTCAGCTTCTTGTGTTATAGCCCTTAAAGCCACTCTTTGAAGCTCAAATTCTTTTGTGATGTCTTTTATGTTGTTGAAAAGCCTGAACGCTCCGAGGATGGAAACATAAGCATTCAAAAACTGAGGCATACCGTTGAGTATTCCTTTTTGCGCTTTCCATTCGGCATTCTGTTTCTTGGTTATCGCTACCTGTTTGTTTTGTATGGCTTCGGTGCGTATTTTAGATTGGGTGAGTCTTTCTTCTGAAATTTTGAGTTGATTGGCGGATATAGCTTCTTTATTTTGTGCCGAAGAAAGGGCTAAAGACGCTTTTTCTTGCCTCAAAGTAGCGGAGGCTTCGTATTCCAAATAAGCGATATCCGCCTTGGCTCTCTGTAAGGGAGTTCCCGTGGCGACACCGCTTTTATTTATACGATCCAAGAGTTGCGACGTTTTTTGCAGTTCTTTGTTGATAGAAACAACGTCCACTCCCTTGATTGGAACGGTAAGGGTACTGGCTTTGTTGAGAATGGCCTGTATCGCCGCTTCCTGTTCTTTGTACGCTTTTTCTACGCTCTTAACGTCTATTCCCGCTATCTGTATATCAAACTGTAGGCTCATCTTTATGTTTTTTAACGGTTGCCGACCATAAACTGTTTATGGCTTCGTCGCTCATTCGCTCTTTTTTACCTTTGTTCCTGTTTTTTGCCGCGTTGACATCGGCCCTGCTCCTTAACCCGCTTTTGTCGGCCATCATGAGGCTCTGTTTGGCTATACTGTCCACGAACCAATATTTATATAAACTCCATAAGCCCGTGTTTCCGTACAACGTCGTTATTGTGTCGGTTCTCCTGCCGAGTTCAGTTTTGCTGCTATACTCGATGTATTCTCCTTTGCCATCATCACTTGCAGTTTGTTGTTGGCCTGTAGGTAGCTCAAGCAAAAAAAAAGCGAACTAACGTCCATATTGTCCTTTATTTGGTTAAAAGCTAACGCCATTTCATCCATAGTAAAGAACAAATTCAAGTATCTCCAATGTATCGAATAAAACAGCATCACTTTTATAGGGTGATGCAATATTATTAAACTCAAACATTTAGGAACAAGTTTCCTATTTTTTTCCATGTTCACCAAAAGTGTTTTCTTGTCGTCGCTATAACTGAGTTCCGCTTTTGTCACCAACCTTGAAAACTTTCCGTGAACGTAATTCGTTATTCTTTTCATCTTATAGGCTTTTTTGCCTATACGAAAAATTACGGGAGCGTTTCTATCTATATCGTCCAATAATTTCCCAGCTTTCAAATCTCCTTCCATCTCTCCTTGGTTTTGATTTTAATTAAAAAAATAAGGGGCGAGGGATTTAAGCTCGCCCCTTAATACTATGATGTATAAACAGCGGCGGCGGCTACCCACATAACCGTTTTAAGGTTAGCGGTGTCAAGCTTTTCAGCGGTGACGACGCACTGGATAACATGGTTTTTCCCGTCCATACCCAAAGAAGCCGATATTTTGGCCTTTGGTATGATAAGGAAGTGTGTCTTGGTTTCATCCAAGAAGATAAGCGGTCTGGTGATTACATTGGATTTATGTCCAAAACCGTAAGCCGCGGTGGCTGTAGTAGCATAAGGAACGCCCGTTACCGCGATAGATTCGGCTCCCAATAACAATGTGGCCATTTCACTTGTAAAGTCCTGGCATGAGAACTCATAAGAGATACTTCCGCCAGAAGTTACGGTGGTTACTGCTATACCTTGCTCGTTAGTCCACTCGGTTGTGGATACGGCCTCTCCCGTATAAGAGGTAGAACCGTCGAGAATATTTCCCAACGATTTAAGGTTAGTAAAATCGCCTATAGCGGCTGTCGCGTAATCCGAAACGGCATCGGCGATGATATGGTCGCCCAATCCTACGAAATAGTCAGCTACAGAAGATACATTTCCAATACGATTTACTGTTGCCATAATTTTAAGTTTTTATTGTTGTCGTAATATTTAAAAATCTAGTACCGTACCCTGTTATGATGTTTTTTGAAGAACTCAACAAACTATTTTTATTTATCCCGAAACTATAATTATCCGAAACTATCGGATCTTTGAACAATTCCCCGAACGAATCCAAAATGGCCGTCTCTTTGACAGTATTTCTTACATCGTTTGAGGACATCTTGACATATATTCCCAATAAAAGGTTTTGTTGGTAAATCCCGAATTTGCTCGAATCGGAACTTATAGGCCCATTTTCGGATATTTCTATGAACTCGGAAGGAAGTTTTGATGTCGGTCTTTGTCCGTTGACATAGATCGTCGTCTCTACTCCTTCGTCCTCCAAGACTCCCTTTAAGGCCGTACTCGTATCCAATTCAGAAAATTTCATAACACAAAACTTTTAATTCTCGTTGTCACCGCTTGCTCAAAAAAAGGAACTATCATCTCCGAAAAGAATCCCACTCCCCTAGGTGTTTTCGCATAACTTCCTTCTATATCGACTTCCATAGCGTATGGAGCCGACGAGAACAAAACTATCCAAATACCGTTGTTGGTCTGTATTCCGGTGTTTTTCAGCGCGACATCCAAAACCGTGTCGGGATTGAAGTCAACTTCATAATTAGGTTCGAGATTGTAAAGCCTTTCGGGTTTTCTTATCCCCACCAATATTCCGTTGTAATAAATCCCTATTCCGGTGGCGTCGTGCATCGCTCCAGTGAATACGGGCAAACCATCCTGTCCTGTTTCCGTGCTTATCGCGTCTATATAATTTATGGTTTCTGTCGCGGCGTCGTCCAACAAAACTATCAACCTCTGCGCTACGTCCCCCATCCAATAAGCCGTCAACTGATCCTTGATATGTTCAAGGTTTTGTTTGGTATATTTACCCATTTTCCAACGTCTTTTTAAGCCAAAGAACCGTTCCTTCCAAATCTGTTTCTTCTATAGTCTCAAAATCCTCTACGGAGCCTATCAACACTCTCCCGTTAGCTACCGTTACCTCCGCCCTATCGTTAACAGCGAAAAGAACGTCGGTAACAGGTAGCATGAGAGATGGTGAAGATTGGTATTGTGAGTTTCCCGCCAAATACGCGTTGCCGCTGTTGGGGAACTGTAAACAGCACTCCCCATCATAAACTTCCTCGTAACCAAGCTCGCCTGATTCGTCGAAAGTTGTTTCGCGCTTTATAACGCAACTATGCGGGTAAAACGTCATATCTTCCATTGCTCCAATAGTTTGTATAGTCTTCTATCGAGGCCGTCTCTCCGTCGACAACTTCGGGTTTTTCGTAAGTCCTGAAAATTAGGTTCGCTTTCGCCAACCAATTCTTCCTGTCCGTGGAAAGAGGGTTAAAAGCGGCGTAGGTAACGCTACGGTTGCCCACGCTCTTTTTTCCTCCCGCCATCATGTTCACGACTCCCAAAGCGAGATCGGCCCAAGCCCAAGCCTCGCAAAGATCGAGTTGCTCCTGTGTCAAAGAATCGACATTAGTGGTTATGTCGGGAATGGAAAACCCATATAGGTTGTTACATTTTATCGCTATCCTCCTAAGAGAAGCGTCAGTAAAAGTGTAATTGTCCAACACTTGTAAATATTCCGCTAATGTCATTTCTCCCATGATCCGGTATTTTTAATGTTATGCTGTAGCCGTGGTATCCAAGGATACGATCCATTTCGGGTTCTTGAACGACGGGAAGCTCCAAGATTCCATATTGGTGATGACCGATATAGGATCGGAAGCGAATTTCTCTATCGCCCCTATAAGTCCGCCCTCGAAAGAAGCGGTATATACCGAAGGATTGGTGTCAAGCGCGTATTCCGACGGAGAGTTGTGCATATTGAACAACCTGACCGTGGGTATAAGAGATATTTTGGTAACGTCAAAAGAAGCCGAAGCCAAAGTAGGAACGCCATCGACCTCATACCTTGATTTTTCGTCGATAGCCACGATAGGAGGAAGTCCCAAAGCGGCGAGTCCGGCCAAAATCTCGTTGTCGGTCAAAACAGCGTTGGTAGCGTTCTGTAACGGCATCCTAGCTTTGATGAGGGTAACAAGGTCTGTGTCAGCCAAAATATTGTCGTAAAGAGTTTTGGAACAGACAAAAACCCTGTCCATAGGCATACCGAGATCGTCGGCGGCCTTGTCCATGATTTTAAGGTCTGCGTAAACGCTGTACTTTGTGGTGTCATTGTCGAACCAAGCGGCTGTTCCAGAGGTGCTGATCTTGTTGGCGGCGGGAGTTCTCAGGTCGATTGTGTAACCGGAAGCTGCTCCTTGTGCCTTAAGAACGATCTGTTGGGTAGAAAGCGCCTCGCAAATCCAACTGTTCCATGTGGCGTGGAAACCTCCGACGAGCATATTGGCCTTTCTCATGTACCTTTCGGTAAGCATCTGGCCGATATTGGCGTCAACAAGGTTCATTTCCATGATGTCGGTAAGGTCTGTCTGCGACATTTTCATACCGTGGCCTATCTTATGGATAGAGTCGCTGTAAACGCTGGCGCCCTCAAGCGATCTCAAAGGTTTTACGCCTTCGGAACCGAGAACGGAAGCTTTTACTATGATTCCTGTCTCTTCGACGATAGATGTGAACTTTTTGCTCCTAGAAGCAGGGAGTACATCCGTGAAAGCCCTCCACAAAGTGTTGTTGTATTTGGCGTTTACGGTGTCAAGAATATATTTCAATTCACCCGAATTAGAAGGTAAGCCTTCCAATAACTGATATGTTGCTAATTCATTCTGCATGGCCTATCCTCCTATTCTTGGCTAAGTGAATATCTTACATAAACGTCCTGTGTCCTTAGATACTCCTTTACGGCAGTAGCTACGGGCGGAATCCTTCTTTCAAGAAGAACGCCGTCAGCTTGGCAGAACAGAGCGTCAACGCCCCACATATTGATAGCGTTTGGATCTTTCGCTACGTCATAGAACAAGAAAGCGTTGGGCAACACTTTCACATAGTAACTTCCTCCGGTAAGGCCGAGTTCAACGATAACGGTTCCAGCGGCGATCTGTGAAGTAGTTCTGGCGGTACAAGAAACGGTAACGGTGTCGTAAGCGGTGGAAGTAGTCCTATCCACGGCCGTAACGGTAAACACATCGGTAACGGCGGCGGAAAGGTTGGCGAGAGTGGAAGGAACAACTCCCAGCTTCATGCCAACAGTAACCCTACTGCCCTCAAATCCTTTGATAAACTTCACATCAAACGATGTGTCGTTCTGTCCATAGGCGGTAATAGCGTATGTCTTGAAAGCATAATGGATGGCGATTGTCCTCAGAGCATCGTCAACCTTCACGGGAGTACCCGCGGGGACTATTCCATTATCCAAATCAGGCAAAGTGTCAAGATCGAGTTGATATTGACCGCTAGTTACCCCCTTTACGGAGCCGGTAAAGACGGTTCTCGCGCCGCCATATTCCTTGCTCCATGATGTCATTTGGTAATTTTGCATCTTTACAAGTTTTAGTTAAACAATTTTTAATTATTTGCTCGGAATACCAAGTCTTTCCTTGATTCCGGCGGTATTGGCCGCGTTAGCGTCCTTGGCAGTCACCGCGTCAACTGATTGCTGGAACGGTGTCTTGCCTTCAACTGGTTTTCCTTGCGCGTCAACGGGAAGATAAGGCTTAACTCCCGTAAGAGAACAAAGTTCGTTGAACTCCTTGTCCCAAGCCGCCACAACGTCTTCTACTTTCGCGTCCGATGCTAAATTAGCCGTAACGGTGTTGAAAGCTTTGTCCGCGTAAGCCTTTCTCGAAGGATCAGGATTTTTCTTTTGGAACTCCATTTTCACGTTGTTCAAAAGCGTTTCCCTGCTCTTGGCCAATTCCATCTCCATCAACTTGGTCTGCAACGGATTAACCGCGGCCTCGATAGCGGCCTTGTTAGCGTCGGTGAGCTGTTTTATGAACGCCGTCATATCCAGTCCATCGGGCGGTGTCGGTGGAGTCGGAGGTTTCGGAGGTGTGGGCGGTTCGGCGGGTTTGTAGTTCTTTACAAAATCGCTCTGTTCTTTGATGAGGTTTTTGTTGGCCGAGTCTATGGCGGGGCGAACCTTTGCCACAAAATCTTCCAACGAAATCTCTTCGTCGGCGAAAACCAACAACGTGTCGATGGTTTCCGCTACCGTGCGCTCGGATAATTTCAGTCCGGTATTTCCGTTCTGAGCCTTGTACGATGTCTTGATGCTTTCAACGACATCTTCTTTTGTGAATTTCATAATCTATATAATTTTTGGTTAAAATCCAAAACAAAAAAAGCCCAATGTCCGCCTTTTGGCGATCACTGGACTCTTGGTCTCTTAACGGGCTTAACGCCTCTTATTTTTCTTCTATCCGGATGATAGTTACTGTCTTACAATGTCTGCAAAAAACGGAAAAAACCGCTTTGCCCTCAACAGAAACTATCTCTACCGGAAGTCTTTTGCCACAAATGGGACAGTGGCAATCTTTCTTCTCCATCCGTTAAATTTTGACAAATATAAACAATTTATACGTTCATAACATACTTTTGCTATATTTGCAAAGAATATTTATCAACAATCATGCTAAGACTAAAAGAAAACAGCGCGCCGTTTCCGCAAAGATACCCTAAAGTGGAAAGAAAACTCGCTACAGTAAAAGAAAAAGGTTGGGTAAAGGTGGATGGGAAGGAGTTGAGGTCTGATGTGGATTATATGCCGCAACAAGGACTGCAAGAATATATGCAGACACAAGAAATAGACCTTTTATTATTGGGAGGCCAACCGGGAGGAGGTAAAACTATGGGATTGATATTGGCCGCTTTGGATGGAGTAGAAAATCCCAAATACGGCGCGTTGATAATCAAAAAACAGTTGATATCTACAAAAGCCGGATCGGGAGGTATAGTCGAAGATTGTAAAAGGGTTTATCTTCCGATGCGGGGGGTGGAATTTTCACAATCAGATAACCCAACATTTTCGTTTCCAAGTGGGGCTACCGTATCTTTGACGCACGCAAACTTTTCAGCGGCAACAGAAAAAGGATTGCATGAAGCCCAAGAAAAGGCGAAAAACTTTCAAAATAGTTTTTTGGCAATAGATGAAGCCACTGACCATGAATGGGAAATATTCACGTATTTTCAAAGCAGGAATAGGGACGCATCGGGCAAAAGAAGCAGAATGATCCTTACTTTTAATACCAATAGCCACCATTGGACAAGGGTTTTGATAGATCCTTGGATAATGACATTACCGGACGGAAGGGGGGTTATGAATCCAGATATGGTAGAAAAAGTAAAATATTGTCTGATAAAAGGAGAATCACCAAGAGATATTGTATGGGGAGACAGTAGATCGGAAGTTGTAAAAAAAGCTAATATCACAGTACCAAAAGATTTAAGGGATATAGGTGTTACACCGGAAGATATGGTCAAAAGCGTCTGTTTCAGGGAATGTGACATGGCCGAGAATAGAATATTAATGAGCGCTACCAAGGGAAAACACGCCGCCAATGTTTATAATTTAGGAGAAACAGAATCACGTAAACTGTTCGATAAAGATTGGAACGCGGAAGAAATCGAGAGATGTTCCGTATCCAAGCAAATGATAAAAAATATATGGAGCAATCCATACGCCCAAGATACGACAATGATGGCAAGTTTGGATGTGTCTAGTGGCGGTGATAATTCTACTATGGTTATATGGAAAGGATTGACCATAATAGCTATAGAAGATTTTATAGGAAGCGATCCAAAAGAACTTGAAAATTGGATACATATTAAATTAAGGGAGTACGGTGTAGATCCGAAATTAATGGCTTTTGATGCTACCGGTATAGGAAACTACCTTAAAGGATATACCGAAGGTTATCCTATCACATCAAATATGAGGCCCATACAAGAATATGATAAGTACGGAAATCCCGTAACAATGGAGCAATATTTTAATGTTAGATCACAACTTATGGCCAAAACACAATATTTGTTCGAGTCTGGACAGATATCATGTACCGTTGATATGTATAAGAAATATCCACATGGAAGAACCAAAACAATGAAACCATTGGTAGATATTTTATGCGAAGAAATAGATGTATTCAGGGTAACTCAAAAAAGCAACAAAATATATTATAAAAGTAAACTTGAGTTTAAGGATAGATTTGGATATTCTCCCGACAGAATGGATGCTATAATATATCATGCCGCTTTGATGCTGGACGCAAGGGACAAAAAAGAAGGCCAATGTGAATACACCGAAGATGATTACAATGGCCTTTATATCGAAGCTGAAAATTCTTTCGATTATAACAGCTTTAGCTAAAGACTTGTGGGATTTCTTGCTAATTTTCCGTTAAATTTACCAAATGGATTGTCCTTGCCCAAAATATCGTCGAATACATCCAAACCGCTGCTTGCCCGACATGAATGGATTATAAGTTTGCCAAAATAGGGAACTTTATTTTTAAGGTACGTTTCAAGTTTGATTTTAGCCCCTATTTCCGATGAAGCGTTCTTGACCCTGATCTGTCCCGACTTGATGTCGGAACCTATCGTGGACAGAACCGTGTAGCTGATGAGGTAGGTTTTCATTTTTTGTCGTTTTTAAAATTTTGTATCAGCGATTTTATTTTTATCTGGTTGTCGGGATTGAACAGAGTCCTGTCAAAAAGCAGTTCTACGGTTTCCCTGAGATAATCGGAATAATCCACATATTCATCGAATTTGTCCGTGCTTACCCCCACCGTAGCCCTAAGACACGATTTTTTCGCTTTTTTGACATCTTCTATAGCCTTTGTAAAGTTCTGTTTCTTTTCGTGGATAAGTTCCATTTTCTGTTTTTTCAGCGCTTCTTCCACGTCGAACAGCATACCATAAACTATGTCTTCCAAAAGGAACATCAAGTTTATCTTCTCCAAATCTTCTCTTCTCATCATTTAAAGCCTCCTTTGCCCTTCCTTGGGGCCGAATAAATTATATATTTCGTTGTATATGTCCCTGAACGTATGGTAATAGGGATCTTTTGACGTTAAAGCTATGTTTACCGTCTTTTGTGCGTATATTACCATGGCGTGATCCAATCCTACCTCTTTGCCGCAATTGCTCAACGTAAAAGAATCGTAATTGTATTGTCTAAGCACAGTGGCGACAATGTACCGGAACATCACTTTCTCTGTTTTTCTGCTCTTTACCAACAATTCGTCCTTGGTATAACCGTATTTTGTTTCTATATATAGAAACATACTGTCAGCTATGGAGCTTGTATCGGGTTCTTGGGCCGGTTCGTTCTTTATCACTATATTGCGGCAATCATCGCCCTCTTTGTACGTTACGGAACAATATTCCATTTTGTCCATGTTTTTTTCCAAATATTCCAAAACTTCTTCGCTCATGTTTTTTTCCTTTTCTTGGGATCCAAATGATGTTTTTTAAAAAAATAATAATACTTGGGCGATATGTTCTCACCGTTCTCTGTTCTGAGTATTTCTATCGCCTCCATGAAAGCCTTTTTGGGGTTATCCTTGTTTTTTATGCAGATATCCCTGAGTATCCAATCGTTTTTCCATCCTTCGAGCTTCTTCTCGGCCACGTACCTTTTAAGATCGCTTGTTTCTTCGGTACTGGCTATAAACTCTTTCAATTCGACCAAATAAATATCCTTTTGTGTGGGATAAACATATCCACAATAAGGACAGGTTTTTACCACGGCGGGGATAAGCCTGTTGCATCTCGGACATTCTTTGCTCGGAGCTATCCCGCCGCCACCAGCCATGTGCCACAGCGACATGGGAGGGTTCGGTCTTTCATAAATGCCGAAAGTTTCTATGTTCGCCCCGAAGTCAAGCACGTTGAACCAAGGTTTGTCGGGGTGCGGCCTCGCCGGTCTTCCTACGCATTGGGCGTACTTGGTGTAGGATTTGGTGCTGAAATCGAGTATCACCGTTTCTATGGAAGGATCGTCAAAACCCGTATCGAGAATGGAGATATTCAAAAGAACGTCAAATTCTCGGTTCGCGAATCGCGAAAGGATATCGTCCTGTCTTCCCGAATACATAAAATCCGTTTCGGGCAAAGATTCGGAGACAAGATACTTGGCTTTTATTCCCGCCTCGTTGAAAGCCTTGCAAAGCTCCACGCAATGTTCGACACCGGTGGTAAAAACTATCGCCTTGGTATTTGGCACTAGGTTTTGGTAGTTTTCGATGATACCGGCATATCTTTCGGGCTTTTGGAATCTTTTTTGCAGTTCTTTTTGCACATAATCTCCCGAAGAGTAGCTTACCGTAAGATCGTCGAGCTTTGGGGCTTGGAACGTGAAGTTTCTGCTTTTGGTGAGGTATCCTAAAGGAATAATATCGGAACACTCTACGGTTTTAACTATACAATCATAAAAGAGTCCCAATTGCTTCATGCTTCCCGAACGGTAAACGGTTCCGGATAGACCTATAACAAAAACATCGTTCCTCAAAGCTTCCAATATTTTGTCATGTTCGCCCCTGTGAGCTTCGTCCACTATAACGAAATCTATCGTTTTCAGCCACTCTTTCCAACCCTCTTTGTTCTCCATGCGGGAAGTTATCGTCTGCGACATTCCGCAGTAACAATCCGCCTCTTGGGGGATGTATGATGATTGACGGTTTATGATGCTTACCTCCATGTCCCTCAACTTCATCTTCTCGAAGTTTTGCTTCACTATCTTGTCCCTATGGCTGAGTATGAGCGTTCTTTTCTTTTTGGACACGGAACCTTGCGCCATAAAAGCTATAAGAACGGACTTTCCGCATCCCTGTGGGCCATAAACCATTATCTTCCGCCATCCCCTCTCTTTTATCGGTCTCAAGGACTCGCCGAGAAGCTGGGATTGGTACGGTCTTAAAACCAGTTCAGCCATCTGTGTTTTTTAGCTATAAAAGTAAAAATCGCCACCGAAACCGCCATTATAGGGTACATCCACCAGGGCAATAACCATTGAAGCAAAAGTTTGTCTATCATGAACGCCACCAGGGCGCAGAGTTGCATTTCTAAGTGTGTTATCATCTAAAAAAGGGTTAATTGTTTAACATGGTTCTCAATTCTCAACATCGAAGCATCAAAATAATCTTTGTCTAGTTCTATTCCCGTAAAGGACAATTCCATTTTGTCGAGCGTGTTGGCGTTGTGTACCGCTATCGCTATACTCCCGCTTCCCAAATGCGTGTCGATTATTTTGTCGCCTTGTTTGCAATATTTCTTTATAATCCACTCATATAGTTTAATAGGTTTTTGCGTTGGATGAATCTTATCTCCTGTCCTATTATCAAATTTATATATCTGTGCTGGAGTATCAAAAGAAGTCCACGCTAATTCTATTTGACTAAAATTTTCCCAAGGTTGTACTTTATCCCAACAAATTATACACCGTGTCGGATGTAGTGGAAAATAATTTCCTCCCCAAATTATTTGATTTTTAGAAATACGAAACAATTCTTTAAAATATTCATCAGTAGGAATATTATTATCCCACTCGCAATTTGAATTATTTAATTTTCCAGAACCTTGATTTAGTCTATTTTTTTGCAATCTATCTTCTAAGCTTTTTCTTCCATCATATCCTTTAAGATTTTGTTGTTTTGGTTGCCCAATTCCATACGGCGGATCTACTATAGCAATATCAAAATACTTATCGGGTATCCCCGCCATAATCTCAATATTGTCGGCGTTGTAAAACTCCATGCCGTTGATTGTTTTTGTCGGTTCCATCATAACAAAATCCTCTCACAAGCTATTTCGCTCCTTAAGAACATATATTCTTTGTTCGGACAAGAAAACAACAAAGGATTTCCTTCAAAATCCAAATGTTTGTCCAAAAAAGGTTTTTTGCGTTTACATTCTCCGCAAAAACGCGTCATTTTATTCTGTTGTTTTTTCGCCATTATCTATTTTTTCTACCACCAACAACAATAAATTTTTATCTTTTATGTAATACTTCCAATTCGCCGTCATAAGGTCGAATATCACGTTTATTGTTTTTCCGTATATTCCTATCGACAACGTGTTTGAAAGCTCTGAATAGTCGCTCTTGGGAGATGATTTTAAAGGTATAACCGCCTTTCTGAGTATCTTCACTTCTTCGCCCGTGGACTGTATTATCGCCTTACTCCCTATTTCGGCCTCAAGAATATCGGTATTGAACCTATATCCTAAAGGCAACAGCATCATGGGGTATTTATGCCCCGCTATTCCGTGTCTTATCGTCAACAAAGGTTCACTTTCCATTTTCCATTATAGCTTTTGCGATGAAATTGGCCAATTTATCCATAGACGAGGGTTTTTCGTTGGCCAAATGTATGTAATAAATATTATTGGCCTTATATTTTATGGTATCTATCCAAAAAGATTGTTTCAGTTTAGGCCTATCTATACGCTCATGATTGCCTCCTCTTTTTATCCTGTCCATAAAATCCGTGGCCTGTTCTATACTCACATACAGCCCATCCCTAAGACCATCCCTATAAACAGCGTCACATACGGTACAAATACCCCTTTTAAGGTATTCGTGGGATTGAGCATAAGCCAAAAAGTTCCTAAGATGGTCAGCATTGACGGCGTTACAAAATACCTGCAACGTGTCCTTGTATTGGCGGTATTTTATTTCATGCCCCAAATAATCGGTCAAGAACCTATAAGTGGTGAATCCATCATCCCTATCCGCGCAATCCTTCACATCATTGGGAATGGAGTGCATGGCAGCGTCATACACTCCTTTCCGGTACATATATTCACATAGTTTACTTAAATCGTTGACTATGGGCATATTGTTGTTATTCTCCATCGAAAAATACCTCTCCTCCTTCTATCAATACCTGTCCATCCAATAATTCTTCTTTATCCGCTTCATGCGTCCATGCGGTAATAAGCTTTAAGTCCAATTTTTCGGCTACATCGGAAAGAACCGAAATATCTCTTGTTGTGAAGGCCACATCATCGACAAAAGCCAATCTTAATGCCTTGGGTTTAAGATCCAATCTGGCCGCCTGCAGCATCAATCCAATTATGGTTCTTTGGAAGGAACTGTACTCGAACATAAACCTTTGCTCTTTTTTTGTATTGGCGAAATAAGAGGGATCGTAACTGCCATCGTACATTATCCAAACATCTACCCTTCCCGAATCGGTTTCTTTGGGAACTATGTTCATACCTTTTACCCCGCAATCAATAGAAGCGTACATTTTTCTCAAAACATCCATTTCTTTTTCATACAAGCCTTTTGCCTCTATCCAAGATAACCATAATTGGTAACGGTTATAAAGGTTATTGTTTTTATCCGCCCCAAATTTCTTATTTGATAGTTCTTCTATTTTTTTATCAAATTCAGAAGTATCCACTACCTGTTTTTCGGGATATTTTATGGGAGTGTTTTGCAGAACATTATAAGCATCGTAACTGTTTTGAAGTTTTTTTGCCAATTCTGGATCTGGTACTGGAGATTCGGGTTTCGGTTTACTATAAACTTCTTTATAATATGCCATACGAGAATCCAATAAAGGTTTTATGGTATCCATATTATCTTCGCCCAAAAATTCCTTGCAAGATTCCAATAATTTTTCGTAATCATCCGATAGACTGCTTAAAAATGCCTGTTCGTTTTCCCATGCATCCAAGGCTAAATCATAAAGTTGTTGTCTTTTGTCGTTATCCAACCTTATAGCTTCTTTGATCTCCAACTCCTTGTCTTTTACTTCTTGGAGTTTAGCTGTTTTTTCCTGATCCAATTTTGAACATTCCAATTTCCATGCGCTATCTGGAGCATTAGTCAATCTATCTTTTTCTATCCTTAATTGCGTTATTTCTTCGTCTATGGCGGAAATATCTATTTTTTTGAGCATAGACAACTGCGCTTCCTTGTAACCTTCGGCATCGAACTGTTCCATATAGGCTCCGTTTCCCTGACATAACGCTCTAGCTGAATCCCTTTTTGTTTTGGCTTCCAATATTTTGGCCATAACCGCTTCCGCGCCGAGTTTATCGAGTTCGGGCTTAAATAGTCTTTCGATAAGTTTTCTGTGTGTCGTTTGGTTTTCTGAGAACAAATCTGGAAGGGAAAACGTAAGTTCCGTAGTAAGCATCGACATATATTGGGATGCGGTTGCCGCCACTCCGTCTATTATCGGAACATATTGTTTTCCGTTATTATCCTTGGCGTAAAGAAATACCTCATATTTAGGATCTCCTTTCCTTTCTCCGCGGGAATACTCTTCAACCGACACTCCGGCGTACAGTTTTATATCTCCATCTATAAGTTGGGATTCAGCCAAAAATCCTTTTGGGAGAATATCTTTTTTCTTTATGGCGTCATTGCCCGCCACAGAAGCCTTACAGATGTCCAATAAAGTGCTTTTTCCTTGCCCTGTATTGCCCGTAAACAATACCAATCTCTTTTTTAACAGGTCGGGAGTGAGTTCGCAAGCCTGTAAAATGTTGTGTCCCGATGTTTTTATCCCTATGAGATAAACTTGCTTTTGTGGTGTCTCCATCTAATTTTTTTTTAAAAATTTATATACAATCTTCATTGCCCAACGCTCCGAGCCGATAGTATTCATCTATATCCTTGTAGTAAATACTGTATCCTTTGGTAGAAAGTTTGCTGTTTTTGACGCGATAATCTTTGAGGATAATCTTGTCTTTTTCGGTAAGGTTTTCATAAAAATATTGGCTATCAACGCCCAAATCTTTACAAACCTTGTAAACTTTTTCTCCTTTTTCTACTTCGGACAAAACAAATTCTATCAGCTCCCTGCGATCTTTCATGGTGCAAAGATAATCATTTTTTACTATAATAATCGTTTATAAACTCCAAATCATACCCCAAATCCAAATATTTGTCGGCCTTGATTATCCTTTCTTTCACTTCGTCAAGATACGTTCCGAACTCCTCCCTTGAAAAATGGAATATTATTCCCCTATCCGGATCGGTAACGCTTCTAATATCGAACTCGCTATCGGTTTGTCCGTCGTATTTAACCAAAAATATGTCGTTAATGTACGGGAAAGCCAACATTAACCCCGCTAATTGCTCTTTGTGCATGATAAATCCGTCAGAACGCTTCTTTTCGTAAGGTCTTGACGGAGAAAAGAACATTGAGGTGTCCTTTTCGCCCCAAACAGATTTTATTTCTATAATTCCCTTTATTTGTTGCTTTTTGGGATCAAAATAATCGGCATCCGGAGAAACGCCGAACCTCGCCCAATCAACCTTTATGAACGGCTTATAATCAAAATCGCTCTCATAATGCCTTATGTCGAGTCCGGTATCGTTGTTCGCTCTCAACCATTCCACGGCGTAGGCTTCTTGTTCGTTTCCCCATCGCATAGGCGCGGCCGAAACCTCGTTTGGCGGTTTGTTTATCCATCTTTGTCTTTCTACGGAATAAAGGTAGGTTATCGCCGTATCACCCCATTCCCTGCCTTTGGTTCCGTTTGTCATGAGCCTATGAAGATCGGAAGCGGAGAAATATCCTATCTTGGATTTCAACCACTCCCGTTCTTTTTCGGCGGGAGTAGTTTGGTTTATTTCAGGAAAATCAAGGTTTATTTCGGCCATTTCTCGTTGATTTTTTTCTTGGTAGCTTCATCGAAAGGAGAGAACTCAAGGTATTTCTCTACCAGCACCTTTCTCAGAGCGTCCTGGGTTTTGGCGGCATCTATATCCGACTGCATGGCGGCGTACTTTGTTTTAAGCTCTTCTGAGGTCACATTCCGAACCCTGAGAGCATCGGTAACGGTTCCAAAAGCCTTCACTGGAGAAATACCTATCTTTATCTTCTTGCCGTCCCAATCCTCGACGAATTTTGAACCGGTGCAGGTCTGTATGGCTTTAAGGTTGGTATTGTTGGCTATAAAAGGTTTTACCCAATCATAACCCTCATAAAAATCTATCACCACGACGTTTTCTTTGGCCTGTTTCTGCATATTAAAAGCCTCGTCCTTGTGAACCGTTTTCATGGTAAGAACCACGTCCCTACCGAAAGGCAAAGACCATTCACCCATAAAGTGGGTGTCCTTCATTTTTTTCCAATGTGTTTTTTCGTCCATTTTTTTAGTCTTTAAAAGCGCAAAGATTAAGTTTTCCTATTTTGTATTTATTAAGATAGTCGTCGGAATATTTGCTCGCTATCCATGTAGCGCTCCTGCCGGTAATGGTAGAAGCCTGTTCGTAAGTCACCAACACTCCCCTATGGATAAGATCCAAAATGACGTTGTGCTGTTGGTTTGTTATTCGAGGCACGTTGCTCAAATCTAACTCTTCTGTGTTTCGCATAGTATCTTCTCTTGGTTTAAAATTTCTTTCTCTTCTTCTTCCGTCAAATCAGGAACAGCCGTGTTTTCTATCCTCTCCACGGATTTTATTATAACAGAGTTCAAATCCATCATGAACTCTTGATCCGAGAATATCAACAATGTTCCGTACAAACTTCTTGATAATAGCAACAAAATATCCCAATCCGCACCTTCGTAAAAGTTTCGCAGGTACAGATACGGTTTTGTTCCGATCAAAAAAGTCCATTTTATGTCCTTGGCCAATGTCTCTATCTCGGCCTTTGTCTCGGTTATCCTCAATTTGAGGCCACCTAACTCTTTTTCCCATGTGAATTTTTCTTTTTTCTTCATTTTATTTTGTGTAAACGTAAAAACTATCGACATAACCAACCCTTGAGTATCCCAAGTCTTTCAGTATTTTTCTGAACCTTAACCGAGGAAAGAAACAAAGAGGATCTTTTTGCGTGAAAATAAGATACCCTAAATAAAGTTCATTAATTGTCTTTGCCCTTAATATCAATCCGTTATCCCAATTAGGATAATATCCTTGGGCGTACATAAATTTTACAACATCCCTTGTTTCCATAATTTAATTTTTAACACCGCAAAGGTAAATGTTTTTTTTGAAACAAAAAAGAAATCCCCGTTAAATTTTAACGAGGACTTCAAAAAAATGGAAAAAAGAGGTGTTGTTATGATGCTAAAGTGGTAATGGTCAATGTCGCGCTCGGATCAGAGTCTGAATAGTTGCCGCTATCGTCCGCCATAGCCTTTACTTTAAAGCTGTAAGCCGTTTCCGGTGTCAAACTCTCAAGATCCACGGAATTGGTCAATAATTCGGTAGCCTCCCATGTAGAGCCATCATCCAAAGAATACAGGTAATGGTCCACATTATCCACGGCGTCCCAAGTAGCGGTAGCGGTAGTAGCCGTTTCATCGGAAGAAGCTAAATTAGTAGGAGCATCAAGTTGCGCCACGGCTACCGTAGTAAATTCACAGGCATCGCTCAAAATTGTTTTAAATTGTTGTCTATGTTAAGGTCTGTAGTTGTAGTTGTTTTTTCTTTTTTGGCCGCTTCTTCCGCTTCTTTTTGTAATCTGGCGTATTCGTCCACGCTCGTATCCGGAGAAATTTCGGCTCCCGTTTCTTTGGACATTATTCCCGCCGCTACCTGTTGCGTTATCATCATCACCTCTTCCATTTTGTTGTGCGGTACGAACGGAGTCAATGACCACGCCACTTTCATGTTGGTATATTCCGTTATATGGCTTTCGATCAATCCGACCAACTCTTTATAAACCTCCACAACTTTGTTTATATCGGGCCTTAGTTCCGCGAGTTTTTCGGTTGACCATTGTACCGACCTAAAATAAAGGTTGACGATATAGGCTCCTGATTGGTCGCCACCTTTAAGGTCTTCGATATTGATAACGGTAGTTCCCGTGGATTCCCATAACAGTTCAAGGTTCTTTTCAAGGTCTATCTCGAAAGAGTTTGAAGCATCGGCGGGTTTGAGTATTTCGGCCTTCCCGTTTTCGCTCTTGGATCCTATAATTTTGCCCGCCCATTTGGTATCGGGAAGGTTTACCACTCCGCCCGTTAAGAACAATATCTGGAAAGCATAATACTTATTGTTTTCGCCCAAATCAGATAATATTCTCTCCAACCTGTCTATACTGTCCTGTCCGTTGCCCCAACAAACATCGTTTTCCCTGTGATAAATAACGGGACATCTGCTCAACCCATGTTTTTCGGATTTAATCCTTGTCCATCCATCTTCGGATTTTTCGGTCAACGTGGGACTTGCAATATCAAGATACGATAAAAATTCCTTATCTTTTATGTTGGCGTCTTCTACCCAAATACTTATACTTTCTTTATCATATATTTCTACTACCTTTTTATTGATGATAGTAAATAATCTGATAAATTTATCGCCCTTTTGCGTTATAAGATCGCCGTTCTCGTAAGAAAATATCTTGTAGTATATCCTTCTGTTGTCCCTGTAAAGATATATAGCCGAATCTCCGGTTCCGAAAAATCCCCCACTCCAAGACATAAGAGCGTCTTTCATGCCGGTCATGTCCCAATACGCCAACATGGTTTTTAAATATTCTCCGTCGTTAGCGCCCCCCACATTCCTGAACTCAAGCTCATTCCCGAACGTGTGTGTTTTTTTGTGTCGCCTGATCCCTTGCTGTATCCCAACCGAAACCCTTTCCACGGGTTCAAAGCCTATCTGCACGTTTTTCTTCTGAGACTCCACCCATTTATACATTGGCCTGTTTGATCTATATTCACAGGAGTTGATGAGATGGGAGGTAGGGTTTAGTTCGTTCAAGAAATCTTCTTGCGTGAGATATATGGATCGGTGCGCTCCCGATCCCAATGGCGCCGGTGTTAGCGATGTAGTGACGCTTCGCGTTACCTTGGTCGGTGGAAGCCTTCGCTCCCACGGCATCTTGGTCAACAAATCGTTTATTTTCATTAATTTTAAATTTTTACGAAAATAATCCAATTTTTTTGCAATAAATCAGATAAAAGGCAATATTTATCAACAAAAAGGGCGGTATCGGGAAATACCGCCCAAAATGACAAATGTAAAAACACTATTTATCTGCTAAAATGGCAAATCCTCTTCAATATTTTCCGTGGAACCATTCAATACATCATTTTCTGATGATTTTTGCTGTTCCGAAGCAAGATCATCGACTATACTCGGAGCCGAACCTGACGCCTCAAGAACGGTTATCTTCCATGCCGAAATTTTATTGTACATTTTACCTTCATATAGGTCACATTTGGTGTTGATCTCGGCTTCGACGATATCTCCCACGTTTATTCGCCCAAACTCTTTGTTATAGCTCTCTACCATCAAAGAATTGGGATATTGTGGCCCTACTTCTTCGATTCTCCAACTTCTTACGATGTAAGGTGTGTTGTCTCTTTTTGTGTTTCCGTTTTTTTCGGAGTAATTCGTTACTTTTCCTTTAAATTTCATCTTCCTTTTTATTTAGTTGTGTTTTGTGATCGTATTCTTCGCATCCATGCTCCAACGCGTATTCTTTGTATTTACATAAAGGACATTCATCCTCTACCTCTCCTTCGCAGAAAACCTTGTACCTGCAAGCGGAACAAGTCTCCGCCAAATATCTTCTCGGAGGTTCCATTACCGAATCTGTGTTCATATCCTTCACTACTTTGGTCAAAAATACCTTCCATTCCTCGCTATCCTTGAATCCTCCCGCTTTTACCCTTTTCCATGCTTGGTTGAGGATTATCTCGTTGATATTGTCGGGTATTTTCTCCGCTGTATCATCTCCCTGTTTAGGGAAAAATATCTCATCTACCTGCCTTACCCTTTCCGTGAGATAATCCTTGGCGTCCATAGATCCCAAAAGATTGTTGCACTCAGTTTTGCATTTATAAGCGGTAGCATTGGGCATAAAAACAAGTTGAAATATTTTCCACGCTTCATCGAAATCGAACAATGTCATATCCAAGAACATTTTCTCTTTTTCTCCGAGCGTCCATATCGGTTTGCTTGGCCTTGGGGGAAACTTTATTCCCGTGATAGTGCTTATTCCCATAAAATCTTCTGTCTTTTTTCGTTTTCCAATTTTTCGAGTATTTTTCTCGGATCAATCCCGCCCCACATACCGTTTGACATTATTATCCTGCCAAAACTTTCAATATTGTCGCAAAACCATCCATATTTGGGATACCGTATCAGCCATTTGGCCTGGCTTCTCAAATGCTCCACGGAATGGTAGGTTCCTTTCGCCTTTACCTCTATTCCGATTATATACGGAAATTGATCTTCGCAAAAATACAATAAATCCGACACACTAGCAACTAATCCCAAACTTTTCATTATTCCTCCTTTGATGGCATCGGGAGTTTCTTGGAACGTGGCTATCAAGGCTCCCCTGTTATCCGGAAACTTTTCCGCGTACCATTTTACCATCTCCGCTTGCAGTTTATGTTCGGGATTGGAACGCTTACGTGTTTTGGGTTTCGGTTCTTCGATTATCATAACAACTCCCCCAAACTTTTTATCCTTTTATGTCCCACATTATATCTTTGGTTATGTGGGGCGTCAAATAAAAAGGTACATATACCGGCGTTGTTAAGTTCCACGAAAGTATCGAACCTATCGTCAACAAATATTTCTATGCCGCTTTCTTTGGCCACCTCGACCTTGCTTTCTCCAAGTCCCACAGAATATACCGGTACGGCGGGAAATCCGTTATTGTCCAACCATTCTATAGTCCACTCCACGGGAATAGAACGAGAGGTAATATAACAATGCGGTTCAAACGGGATATCTTCTGGCTTTACTTTAGCGGGAATAGAAAGCCAAAATTCTTTGTTGTCTGACATCTCTTTAAACTTATCCCCTATATTCCTATCGAAATACCATGAAGTAGGTATTTTTTGCCCAAAATAAGAAGTCCAATGTCTGACCCAATCGGCCAATACCTCGTCAATATCCAATCCTATCTTCGGGATATTAAGGTATTTGTGCGGCCTATCGTCGCCCTGTGGATATATTTTATAGTACTCCGTCAAAAAAGCGGCGTTGCACATCATGTGGGCGGAATGTAATAACCCCGTTTCTGGATCATAATCTTCGCCTCTTTCAATAGCTAACTGATGTCTTTTATTGGAGGCTATAACCTTACTCCACATCATCCCTTTCTCCCAATTTCTTTCGGCATATTTTTCCGATCCCTTTGTCAATACTTTTGCGTATTGTTCTTGGGCGTATGGAGGCACAAGATCGTGCCTCGTCTTTCCCTCATTAAATCTCAATCCCTTGTCTTCCATTCTTTGCTCTCCATTATTTGTGTTCCGCGGATACAGGTCTATCACAAATATCGACTATCTTTGGATGTTGTGCGT